GCTATTGTCTTTGATAGACCACAAAACTCTCAAGGTACTGGAGACCAAAGAGATTATTTCTTTGATGCTAGAGATGCTAATACAGAATCACCTGATAATGGTGGTTTCTTTAATCAATACGATGCAACAGCACAAGGTAATGGTTCATTCTTAGGCCCATCTGGTTCATTTTATTCTTGGTATTATGGAGAAGGAGCACCATCAACAGTTGATGCAGGAGCAACAACCGCTGCTAATTTAACAAATGGAAATGGTAATAATGAAGGTGGAACAGAACAATACCAATGGTTAGGACCTACTGGTAGAAGTACAGATAATAACGAGAGGGTATTACATTTCAATTGTAACCCATCAGCAATAGATGAGTATAAACAAATACAATCAGCTGCTGAAGGTATGTATTTGGGTGCTAATGACCAAGGTGGTGAAGCTAGTTCTATGAGAATATTTGCAATAATTTATTGGGATGTTCCTTTAACATTTACTGATTTCCAACAATTAATACGATACTTACAAGCACAAAACACTATACCAACTTAAAAAAATAACTACTTATATATAACAATTTGTTATATTGGTAGATATATCAAATCAATAACAAACAAAAAAGAGAGAAAATTATGAATTCACAAACTGTATTAGGTAAGATTATGACTTTATTGTCTTTAGATAGTAAAGAAGTAAAACTTACTGTAGCTAAATTAGCTGATGGTACTCTTGTTGAATCTCCAACTTTTGATGTGGGTGAAACCTTAGAGGTTATCCACGAAGATGGAACAAAGACTCCAGCACCTGATGGTGAACACTTATTAGAGTTAAGAGATGAATCTGATGAAATAAACAGAATCAAACTTTTTACTGAAGGTGGTATCATCAAGGAAAGAGAAAATGTTGAAATCGAAGCAGAAAAGGAAGAGAAGAAAGAAGAGGAAATGGCTGATGTTTCAACAGAGGAGGTGGAAGCTTTACCCGAAACTGGTAAATCTGATACTGACGTAAATGAACAAGTAACTCTTGAATCAGAACCTGGAATCGCTGTAGATGAGGAGGTGGTTGATAAGGAAGCGGATATCGTTAACTTAACTACTAAATTAGAAGAGCAAGAAGAGAAGATTGAAGAGATGAAAGAAAGAATCGAAGAACTTGTAAAGTACTTTGAGGAAATCAAAAAAGAAGAAGAAGCAATGGAGGAAGAAAAGAAAGAGGAGGAAGAACTTGAATCTAAGAAATTAGATGGAGCTCCTATTGAGAAACCTGCAATGTTTAACAAAAAGAAAAACAATAACTTTAAAGTAGGGAATTATAGAAATTCTGTACTTTCAAAAATGTATAGGTAACCCTATCAAATTAAAACAAAAGAGAGAAAAATGAAAAAATTAGTAAACTTAACTACTGGTCAACCTAGCATAACTTCAACGTATGCAGGTGAAGCAGCAAGCGGTTATATCGCTGCTGCTCTACTTTCTGCAAGAACTCTTGACAATCAATTGGTAACTATTAAACCAAATGTGAAGTTCAAAGAAGTAATTCAAAAAGTAGATGTTGATGGAATTGTACAAGATGCGAGTTGTGACTTTGTTACATCTGGTTCTACTTCTATCACAGAACAAATACTTGAGCCAAAAGAGCTACAAGTAAACTTATCATTATGTAAACAAGAATTTGTTGATTCTTGGAATGCATTACAACTAGGATTCTCTGCATTTGATGAAATCCCAAGAGACTTTAATGACTTCTTGGTATCTTATGTAGGTGGAAAAGTTGCTGAAAAAACTGAACAAGACATTTGGAGTGGTGTATCCACTAACAATGGTGAGTTTGGTGGATTCGAAGCTATCTTATCAGCATCAGCTGCTACACTATTAACTTCTGCAGTACAACCTGCAAGAACTGGTGGTGATGGAGCAATCGTTTCTGGTTCTATAACATCAGCAAACGTATTAAGTAACTTACAAGCAGTATATGATACTATCCCTTCAGCCGTTTATGGTAAAGAAGATTTAGTAATCTATGTTGGTTCTAAAGTTGCAAGAGCTTATCAATCAGCATTATCTGGTAATGCTACATTAACAAACAATTCTTACAACAACCAAGTAAGCGTTGGTGAAAAACCATCAAACTTCCAAGGTGTAGAAATCGTTCTTTGTCCTGGTATGAGTGATGATAAAATCGTTGCAGCACAGAAATCTAACTTATTCTTCGGAACAGGTTTATTATCTGACCACAATGAGGTAAGAGTTCTAGATATGGCAAACCTTGATGGTTCGCAAAATTATAGAGTAATAATGAGATATACTGCAGGTACACAAATTGGTATTGCACAAGATATCGCTTATTACGGAGCATTTTAAGTCTAACAATTAATAAAAAGGAGAAACTATGAGTTGTAATATAACAGCAGGAAGAAACGAAGTTTGTAAAGATTCAGTAGGTGGAATACAAGGAGTGTATTTTATCAACTATGAAACAGGTTCGTTTTCTAAGAACGGAAGTGGAGAAATAAATTCACTATCAGGTTCTACAGCATACTTTTATGAGCTCAAAGGAACTTCTACTTATACTGAAACAGTCAACTCTTCAAGAGAAAATGGAACAACGTTCTTTTCTCAAGAAACAGTTGTTAACCTTAAGAAGTTAACTAACGAGATGACTACTCAACTTAAATTGTTAGCTTATGGGAGACCACAAATCCTTGTATGGACTAATTCAGGTGATACACTATTAGCTGGAGAAGTACACGGTAATGATTTAACTGCGGGAACTATTCAAACAGGTGGAGCATTGGGAGACCTTTATGGTTATTCTGCTACTTTCACAGGTGAAGAAAAACTTCCAGCACCATTCATTAGTGGTTCAACAGTTAGTGATGCATTTGCAGGATTAACAGGAGTTGATAAACCAACAATCGTATATGGGTCATAAGTAGGAAATACTTTTGAGACTTAAATAAACTAAAGCCCTTCTCTTCGTGAGAGGGGCTTTTTTTATTTACTTAGTTCATCTATTTGTGTTTCATCTAAATCATAGAGGAGTTCCACTTCTCTATAAATCCATCTAACTTTTCATCATTATAATCTTCAACCTTCATAAACCAATTCACATATTCTTCATCAAAATAATCTCCACCATAATCCTTTACAAATTTATTTACACCACCAAAGTTGTTTAAGATATTGTTTCTAATCTCATCTATTATAAACTCTTTTTTATTCATAATATTTATTTTTTAGGTTTATTTAATCCTTTAAGTAATGGATTTACAAAATCTGCATTTTCATCCATTTTATGCAATTCCCTTTTTAAATCCATAACTTGCAACCAATAATGTTGTAATAGTTGTTCAGATTCTGTTTCACCATTTTCCATCCATTCCTTGGTTCTTTCACCTACTAATTCTCTAATACAAGTAGTTAATGTCTTGTAGACGAAATTTCTTGATGAACTAAGTGTTCTGTTTGTTTTTTTAATTGTTTTACTCATTTTATTTATTTTAATTTTTGGTTTCTTAAAGAGGTGAAACCTTAACCTCATTACCTTACTAATATACAAAAAATATTTGATATAAACAAGCTTTTTCTCATTTATTTTAAGTTATATATCTCTGATTAGTTTTTGTTTTATAAGTTTTAATAGTTCCTTTGCAGTTGCATCATAACCATCGTGGTCAAGATGAATATACATCTCAATCAGTTCCTTATATGATTTACTAATTACTCCTTGTTCTACTGAATCTAATTTTTTTACTTGTGTCATAATTTTATGTTTTATTTATTTTAATTTTTAATCTCTTCTAAAAGGTGAGACCTTAACCTTATTACCTTACTAATATACGAAAAATATTCCATATGCACAAGCTTTTTCTCATTTATTTTTAAGAAATTTCTTGTTCTATGTTCATAGTTTTATTTGTTTTAATATTATACTCTAATATACAAAAATTATTTGATATAAACAAGCTTTTTCTCATTTATTTTGATTTCGTTATAAGTTAATGTTAGATTGTTATATTACTAAACATTAGATATGCTATCGTATTATATATCACAGAGTAACCAATTTACAGTTAGGACACAAGATACTGCTAGTTTAGTAGTTAGTGGTTCTGATATTGCGGAAGATATGACACTTGTATTACAAGATATGATGACTTATAGTTCATCATATTATGATTTAAGTGGTTCTTATACATTCAACCCATACGAGAACATACTTACGTTCTCTCAATCATTAGAGGGTTCTGTAAGAGATGCTCAAGAGTTTAGAGTACACTTAAGTGGTTCAGTAAGTGGTAGTGTATATAGTGGAACGATGCAAGTATATGCATCACAAAGTATTGATAAAGTAGTATATCTAACTCAGAACGAAGAGTTTATATCCAATACAACAGATAACGATTATATAGTAATATGAAGAAACAAGAACAATTTTCAGTATTAAACTTAACAAGACAGGATGTTCCTATTGTTACAGAAGATACAAAAACAAGGTATCAATGGGTGCCTGTTGGGATATTAGACCAAGATGATTACTTTGGTATGGTAACTGAAGCCTATAATACTTCTACAACTAACGCAGCTTGTGTTGAGGGTGTAGCAGATTTAATATATGGTAAAGGTATCTTTACAAAAGAAGAAGTTAAACAACAAGAATTAGATAAGATAATTCCACCAGAAGATTTAAGAAAGATTACTTTTGATTTAAAATTATATGGTAATGCTGCTTGGCAAATCATTTGGAATAAATCACATACACAGATATTAAGAATGTATCATATGCCTGTTCAAAATTTAAGAGCAAAGAAGATATATGATATGGGTAGAATCGAAGGATACTACTATTGTTCTGATTGGAGTGACCATAGGAGACAGAAAGAGAAAAAGTATTTACCTGTCTTTGGTTCATCTAATGAAGAAGTAGAAATACTTTATGTAAAAGAATATGAACCTAACAGATATTACTATTCATTACCTGATTGGATTTCTGCATTACAATTTTCATTTAGTGAAGCAGAACTATCTAACTTACACCTTAACAATATAGAAAATGGTTTCTTGCCAGTAGGTATGGTGAATTTCAATAATGGAGTTCCTGCACCTGAGGAAAGACAAACAATAGAAAACTTATTAGAAGCTAAGTTTACAGGTACTCGTAACGCTGGTAGATTTATGGTATCGTTTAATGATGATGCAGTAAACAAACCTACTATTGATACGTTCCCTATGGAGAACTTACACGAGAAGTATCAGTATGTTGCTGAATACGCACAAGATAGAATTCTTGTAGCTCATAGAATAGTATCACCTTTATTATTTGGTATTAGAACTGCAAACAATGGATTCTCTTCAGCAGCAGAAGAAATGAAAACTGCATATTCAATTATGCAAACGATGAC